AAATTCGCAAATCGTATGAACAATATATGAAGATTGAAGACGAAGAAAATATGGATACTGGAACGGATTATAATATGCAATATGATTTAATAAATTATGTTAGCGAATGGTGCGATGCAGAAAATGCTGAACAATGTAAACTGGACTTACAGAAAATGGAAATGGAGAAAGATATATTTTTGGGCGAGTTTGTGAAGGCGCTGCTTAAAATAAATAATATAGCGAGTGAGATGGAGAAAATAGCGGAGAAAATGGGATCATTTGCATTTTTGAGTAAACTCCGGGAAATCCCATTAATAACATTGAAGTTTGTCGCAACGAATCAATCCTTGTACATATAGCGCAATAAACAAATATCATAGGTAAAAAATTTGCATTTTATATAATATCAAGGAAATGTAAAATGCAACACAAGTATAAGAGTAATACTCCTAGAGACTATACATTTTGCGATAATTATTTGTCGCAAAATATTAAATGGTTATGCGGATACTTATATGGATATACTTCTGGCTTAGTATATCATTCGTTAGTATTTAATTATTCGTTTTGGTGTGACCTTACACCCCTTTTTGCTGGATTCAAAACAGGCTTTGAAGATGAAGAAGAGGATTGTTAGTGGGGGACCCCCCCCGCTATCTTACAATTTCTCTTTCGCTATCAGAGTCTTCAACAAATACTACCTTCCATCGCTCGCTTTTATCCTTCTTTCTGCGTTTACTTTTCTTTTTTGGTAGCGAGACAATTTTTGCTTTTGTTTTCGTTTTTTCAATAAAAATATCTGGCATTTGATAATTCTTTTGCAATGTTTATTTCCTTTTTTTATACATTTTCAGACCCGGTCAATATATGAATGCACTCTTTTTTCCAAGGTTCGTCGTTATTTTTAATGTACTTATTGAAAATTAAATTCATTGTAGACCACGAGTCAAAATTATTTAATGTTTCTGGAGCCTTATATGGTAAGTCTTTATATATAAAATGTTTCATTGCTGCCTTGAATTCTAGTTCGCTTTCGGGGATTTTTTCATAAATCTTAGATGCAACAAATACAATATGCCTTTCTTTGGCTTGGTCCTGGTCCATTTTTTATCAAATTATTTTTCAAGTTAAACGATTTCATTTTTTTTATATAAATAAAAAAATAACTATTTATAAAATTAGCAAATAACTAATACATATGTTTATATCAAATAAGTATGAACTATTAGAAAAAATTGGCGAAGGTGCGTTTGGAACAATATATAAAGGGCGTAACATTCGAACTGATGAAAACGTTGCTATAAAAGTTGAACCAATAAAAAATAAAACTCAATTACTAAAAAACGAAACAAAAATTTATCAATATTTGGCAGGTGCTATAGGAATTCCGCAAGTGAAGTGGTTTGGCGTCGATGGAGAAAATAACTATATGGTAACAACATTATTGGGCGACTCACTATCAGTTCTCAAAGAAAAGTATGGGACTTTTTCTCTCAAAGTTGTTATGCAAATAGGTTGTCAAATTGTTGAAAGATTGCAATACATACATAAAATGGGACTACTTCATAGAGATATAAAACCGGATAACTTTTTAATGGGCCCACTTAATAAACTTTACATTATTGACTTTGGCCTATGTAAAAAATATTTGAATGACGGCCAGCATATAGAAAATAAGCCTCTCTCTAAAATACTTGGCACTGCAACATTTGTAAGCCTAAACATTCATAATTTACAAACTCCGTCTAGAAGAGATGACTTGGAGTCGCTAGTTTATATACTAATGTATTTATACTTTAGTAATTTACCATGGCAAGAATTCAAATATTTAAATGAAATGAAAGAAAAAAAACAAAAATTATTGGACGATGAAAATATTCCCAGTGCATTTAAAGATATTTTAATGTACGTGCGGCGGCTCAATTTTGACGAAGAACCGGACTATAATAAGTTAACTAACTTTTGTTCCCTTTTTTGAAACTAAATCTTAATATTATTTTCTCTTTATATTTATATGAAAAGTGTTAGAAATAGAAAACAAATCCGCAAACAAACGCGTAAACAAACGCGTAAACAGAGTCATAAGAAAAATTGCAAACAAAGCCGCAAACAAAGCCGCAAACAAACAAAAAAACGCGCATACAAACGTGGTGGGAAACGCCAGTCGAAAAAAATAAGAAAAAGGCGAACAATGTTTGGTGGCGAAATACCTCAAGGATTAATTGATGCGGGATATGACGTTGTTGAAATTAATTCACTAGCGGATTTTAATTCAAATAATGATATAATTATTTTTAACAGAGATGATGGTACACGCGTAGTATATATTAAAGCAAAAGATTATGACCCCGTTTTGTCTTTAAGTAGTCAAGACGAGGGAAACTTTGTTTTTGGACCATGGAACTTTCCGAGAGGCGATGAATCTAACAATGATTCTGATAATAGTGATTATGATAATAGTGATTATGATGATGTAAACTCGCAAATTTCTGAAGGAGGAGAACCTAATTTGCATGGTGAATATTCACTTTATAGTGCAAATAATTATAACCCCATAGCTACATTAGCTTATGATGGATATGATAATGATGGACCTGGATTTTTTGTATTTATATTGGTTCCTGAAGATGATGAAGACGAGGACCAGCATGATGAAGACGAGGACCAGCATTATAATGACAATGGCGATTACTAGTTAAATTTGTTACGCATAATCAATAAACCTACGATTAAATCATAAATAACTTTTTCGCAAAAACAAACAATCTTTGCATGAAATTTATGTTCTTTTGCTAAGAGCAATATAACCCGGCAGAAGTTTGTAATACTATTGATATATTTTTTGTTAGATGGATTATTGTAAAGCCATAACCTTTCAGGACAAGCATCTATTGCAAATCGAATTATTGATGGGTGATAATAACTTTCTCCTTCACTATACACTTGTTCAAATAATTCTTTTACTTTTGGTTTCATATAGTTTATGTTTGCATCTAGAAACGATAGCTCAATAACCAAAACATTAAATACTTTTGAAATACATCCTTCTCTATATATTTTATCTAGTTGTTTTTTTGAAAATCTTTTCAAGAAAGTATCCATTTTATCTAATGGATACTTTTCTAGTAATAATTCCAAACGGAGCGAATCTGTAAATGTAAATTCTTTAACTTCATTTTCAAGTTCTTCGGGCAATCTTTTAACTAGCGTAGTCATTTTAGTTTGTTATAAAAAAAGTTTATATGGCAAACGAATCAATTTTATTTTTATCCTAGATACGCATTATCCCAAAATGCAATTGCTATATCATCATACATTTTATCAAAGTTACTAGAAATTATTTTTGTTTCGTCTGTTTCATTTGGGTCTTCAGAATAGATCCATTCGCCTTTCCATCGTCTTTCGGCTTTAAGTAAAAGCTCAGCGGGCGGCATTGTTTTAAGGTCGTTCATATCGCCCGAATCTGGCAAATACATCATATCCCAAAATCCATCTGACCCCGCAATAATTCTGACATGTTGACCTGGCACAAAGTCAAGACGCTTGCTAGTTGGCGCAAACCCTGTAACTCCATTATGTCCAAGAGCTTGCGTTGGAATAAGTCGCGCGTCGTCACGAAAAACACATCTATCACTTTTCAACATAGCCAATCTCTTTGTCGAAATCATTTTTGGTGCGTATTCATCCGAAATAGAGAGAACAAGTGGTTTTACTCTCTCTAATTCTGCGCTATTACTCAAGGTATGCGGCTCATTAAGATAAACCATGTCATCATCTATAAAAACCACAATTTGCGAGTCCCCAACATACTCAATATAAACATGGTCTTCATATATTTTTGCTAGAACGCAGGTAGAACCAGAATTTTTAAAGTTTTTGAATGTTGCAAAAAGGCGGTCATTAAGTTCGGTCATTGGCTTATCTTTTATCATAATTTGGTTAAAGTCGAAGCTTCGGATAGCGTCTATGCATGTGTTGTTCGAATGTCCATCGCACACAACTAAATAGTCAAATCCAACTCCTTTTTCGTCCGTTGCTGAACCAACTAGAGCATAGTCTTGTTCCCTGAAAAGCTGCTTTACTAATGCGACAGAGTATTTTTCATATTTATATTTGTAACTGAGGGTGGAGTCTTGAGGTTGCGACATTCTTTTATTATTTGAGTATAATAATTATTCAGTTTCAATTTTTTTTATATTTCAAAAGTTTCATCCGGTATTTTAACTAATGTAATATTGTCATAGCAACACTCTTCTATTTGCAATGAAGCATATGCGGTTACGCTAGAAATAAGATATTCTTTATCATTTACATATAAAAATCCCCGCAAAAATTCTTCGTAGCCACTAACGTAAGAAAATGTGTATATTATTGTAATTTTTTTATCATTTATTACGCCTTCACGTTTAATTATTGAATGACTATCACTCCTATACACAACTTGCGAATCATAAAAAGCTAAATTTTTATTTTTCAAGTTATGCGAATAGGATAAAAATATAGGAACATGTTCATCTTTTTCAAAAGATAAAATAACCGGCATCTTTTTAAGTTCCATTTAAATAAAGTAAGCGCAAACTTTTTATATTGTTTATCTATTTGTTAAAATTTGTAATAATATTAGCCGTCAAAAATAATATAAAGCTAACACCTTTATGTATATTATAATTGAGATGTCGCTCAGTGATTCTGTTGTAACAAACGCCCCCGATACAAGCTCAGCGGAGCTTATGACTGGCCGTGTCAAGTGGTTTAATAACAAGTCCGGGTATGGTTTTATTACCATTACGGATGGTTCAAGGTCTGGGTCAGATATTTTTGTGCATCATAGCGCAGTTCAAGTTACTTCACAGCAGTATAAGTATCTTGTTCAAGGCGAGTATGTAGAGTTTAAGCTTATTTCTACTGCTGGTGGCGCGCATGATGTTCAAGCAGCTGATGTGTGTGGCATTAAGGGAGGTAAGTTGATGTGCGAGACAAGGCGAGAGTTTAGACAGGCTCGCACAACTTATAAGGGTTCTGATCAGGAAGATGCGCAGGAGTCTGTTCGTCCTCCTCGTTCAGTAAGGGTTAAGCAACCCTCGGAGGAGGCCAAGACGCCCCGTGTTCGTGGTTCCGGGCCACGTGATGGCGGAGAGTGGCAATTTGTAAAGGCGTCACGTGATAACACCAATGGAGGTCGTGGAGCAGGCCGTCCTAGACTTGCCTCTAAGAAGGAGTAAGTATAATACCATTTATGTTTAATAATACCATTTATGTTTAATTATAAAAATAGTATTATACATTTAATTTATACAATGAATACTTTTACTTCTGAAAAATTAAACACATTGGAAGAGTTAAATACAAAATTATTAAATAAAAATCTAGAACAAAATAATAATATTATTTTTGTTTATTGCCCTCCAAAAGTTGGCTCGACGACTTTAGTTAGTTCCATACGTTTGTCCGCTGCAAAAAAATTTTCAGTTGTTCACTTGCACGACGAAACACTTTTTTGGGCTATATTAGACAACAAAAATACTGCAAATGTAAGCGTTCGCGATCTAATTTTATATAACAAACTTCTTGGCAAAAATGTGTATGTTATTGATATTTTTAGGTCTCCAATAGAGAGGAAAATTTCAGAATTTTTCGAACAAATATCTACAATACATTTTAATAATAGTGAAAAAAATATAAATTTGTATAGCATTGATAGAGTAATAAATAGATTTAATAACTTATTTCCTCATTTAGGAAATTCTGACTATTATAAAGAAGTATATGATTTACAAAATATTCCGGATACATTTAATTTTGTTAATAAATATTTACTGCAAGAAAAAGATGGTATAAAATATATTAAATTAAGATTAAAGGATTCTGAAAGCTGGGGCTCTATTTTAAGTATTATTTTAGAAACCCCAATTATTATAGTAAATGATTATGAAACTGATAAAAAACCAATATCAGACCTTTTTAAAAAATTTAAAAGTTCATATAAGATTCCAGAAAACTTTTTAGTTTCTATTAAAAATTCTCCTTTGCTTGCGTATTATTATAGTGAAAGCGAAAGAAATGAGTATTTTAATTTATGGGAGTCAAAGAAAACAAATGCTTTTAAATCTTACACAAAGGAAGAATATATTTTTTATCAACATTTATGCTTAGAAAATCAACATCAGACATCAATGCGCTCTGAACACTATATTGATATTGGTTGTTTATGCATTGCTTGTTCCATAAAGAGGGCTGAGCTATTGGCTAAAGCTGTAAAAGGTGAAAAAGTAAAAGAAAAAATAATTCACTATGATGCTATAAATCAAATAAAAACTATTGTTGATAAAAAAAATCAAATTATTCAAGAACGAGTAAACAAGGTCAATGCATTAATAAATGTAAATAATATTAAAAAAGGTAAAAATTCTGCAAAAATTTCAACATTTATAAAAAATCATATGAAAAATGTTGTCAATAAATAGAATGTGCATACGTAAAAATATTTAAATTTATTTTCATTCAATAATAGTAAATAATGGATGACGCATGCAAAAAGTTTTTACATGATGTTGGAATTATCTTTGAAAATTTGGAAGATTTGGACGGACAAACAATTTTACGTGCCACATTATTAAATTCTTTTAAGTATGATGAAATGAGAGAAGATATTTCGCAGTTAAAAAAGTTTTATAGTTCAACTTCTCTTACTGGACTTCACGAATGTGCTGATATAAAACAAAAATGGCCTCTTTTAAATGTTGTAAGGCAGTTATTGAATGTTTATAGTATTGATATGATTCCTTTACGCAAGAGCGATGGATATGAGGCTAATGGAAAAAAGCGCTATAAACGTTTTTTTATTTTAAAAAAGAGAACATTATCTTTGCCCGACGAAAATATGCAAAATTAAATAATAAAATTAAATAATAATACTTATGCCTGCACTCCGATATTTAGTGTTTAATTGGCAAGGGTTTAAACATAATTTTCGCATAGAATATAAATGAAGTTGTTTGTTGGGTTATTTGCAACATCTCTCTTTTTAAAGACGAATACATTTAAATTAAATACAAACAAATGTGTGAGAGAGTTTTCCAAGAAGATTTCTATGCGAAAAGAATTAGGGGATTCCCGCAATATGTTCCCTATTTATCAACCAAAAACTGAAAACCAAAAAAAATATGCAAAGTATTTGAGTGACCCTAAAACAAAAGTTATATTTGCTTTTGGACCTGCCGGAACCGGAAAAACTCTATTTGCGTCAAATCAAGCAATAAATGATTTAAAACAAGGAACAATAAATAAAATTATATTAACTCGCCCAGTTGTACCGGTTGAAGAGGATATTGGATTTCTTCCAGGAAATATAAATAAAAAGATGGATCCTTGGACAAGGCCAATATTTGATATATTTTCAGAGTTCTATGCTCAGAGAGATATAGACCTCATGTTACAAAATGGAATAATTGAGATCTCTCCATTAGCATATATGCGAGGCAGGACATTTAAAAAGGCGTTCATAATTGCAGATGAAATGCAGAATAGTTCTCCAAATCAAATGCTCATGCTAACAACACGTCTTGGCGTCGGTAGTAAAATGGTAATTACTGGAGATTTGAAGCAATCCGACAAGGGTATTAATAGTGGGTTACATGATTTTATACACAAGTTTAGAAACTACGAACAATTATTTTATAAAATTCAAGAATCTAGCGCCACGTATAATAGAGCCTTTTCTGAAGATGACCATAGTATTGGTATAAAATTACTAGAGCTTGGTCTCGAAGATGTGGAGAGAAGTCCTATTGTTTCAAGAATTTTAGATATTTATGATGAAGAAAAGACGCGAATAATGTTAGATGACATTTTAAAAAAAGAGTGGGCTGAAAATGATGCAAAAACTAGGACGTATGAAGAGACTAAAAAAAATATGTCCGAAACAAATACAACGATAACAAAACAATTTCCATTGTCATATGCAAACGATGCAGCATTAATACCATTGGGTCACAAGAATGTTTTAGATAAGTATCTAAATTTTTAAAGCCATTTTCATAATCAGCCACGAGCCAAGTGTAGTCCACATTGCAAGAATTTGACTGGCACCAGTGTAAATAGACCAACGTAAGGCTTGACAATGAGGCGCAGTCGCCAAGAATGGAGACGCAAGGAAACCTGCTATGGTTTTTGGCACGCAGAAATATGAATACATGTGGGGTGAAAAGTAGTGTAAGCAAATCCACGCAAAATAGATTAGTGCAATTTTTGCCGCTTCTTTGAAATAGCTTGTTTTAAATACTTTTTTTAAGTCCATTTTCTTTTGCTGTTTGACTAAAAAATTGATATTTGTTGAATATCAATTTTTTCTGGATTATTACCATTTTATTTTAGCAGCTTGAATTAGGTCTTCAGATCTAACATCTCTGGCTTGATTTTTTTTTAGTTTTTTAATATGCCATTTTGCAAATGTTTCTAAAAATATTTTACGTGTAGGAAAAACTAACATTACATCTTTTTTTACTTTTTTCCATAAAGAAGAAACACGCTTAGAATCTTTAAATTGTTGAAATGTTCTTATTAAACCAATTGCTTCGTCACGCGTCTCTTCAATATCTTGCAAATATATTGCTTCATAAAATTCATTCACTTCTTCTTTCATCCATTCATACTGGTATAGTTTATTTCCGGCTACTGCGTTATCTTTTTTTTCATTAGTCATTGTTCTATAATCTACAATAGACACCCAATTTGGTATTTGAATTTCCATTATATATATATTTATATATTTATTTTTAATATATGCGAGAACTAAATATAAAATATATGTCTTGCCTGCCAGAAGACGTTATTATAAATCATATTTTACCTTATACATATATGGTGCAGCCCAAACATCATTCGCGAGATATACGTAATTTTGTAGTAAAATATGACTTACTGGAAAGTTATTATATGACGCAACTAAACGAGATTATTTTATTAAATGATTTGTTAAATTTTTTATATAT